TCGTCGGCGGGATATTCCTCAGCACGCTCTTGATAGTCGATCGTGTCAGTCGCTTGATATCCGAGTTCATTCGTCGGGTTCTGCGTCGCGCTGCCTGCCGCCGTCGAGAGATTGCGTGCGTTATATGAGAGAAGCCAGTCAGTCACGACACGCTCATCGACTGTGAAGCTGCGCTTCACGGCGATGAAGTTACCGCGATCAGGCCCGATGGTATAAGGCGACGCCGTGTCACTGTATGCGCCGATCTCGTGCGCAGTGATCTTCGAATCGTTCGCCACGAAGATGAACATCTCAGGCGCATGCGACAGCACGTTCATCAGCGCTTCATCGAAGCCGACATCGAAGAAGTCGCCTGTCAGATAATACCCTTTCGCCGAGTACAACGCATCGATCGCATCGAAGCTCGCCTCATCAACAAGATCAATATCATCTGGCTCGTATATAACCATTGCATCAAGCTCGTATATCTTCCACAAGGAGACAGGCGCCGCGCCGCCGAAAGGACGCTTCGTCTCGATCTCGATCTCGAAGTTGTTCATGTTCGATTCAGTCAGATCATGCCCTTGAAAGCGCACTTGAATAAAGTTCCCTGTTCCGCTCGGCGTCTGTGCGATATATTTCGAGATGCCGAACTGCACGCCGCCTGAGTGATACACAGACACAAGAAAGCTGTTGCCGTTGCCAGTGTTCGACTCAAGAATGTGGCACCAGATGTTCACGATCACTTCTTTGACCTTCGAGACGTTCGACGGCATCTGCGAGTATGCTGCGAATCTGATCGCATCATTCGGCGCTGTTGTCGATATCCATTCCCCCCAATCAGGCGCGTGCGTGCCGCTGTCGATCAGGTTATAGAATGTTCCCCCCGTTGAAGGAGTCCATGTCCCGGTTGCATACTCGGCAGTTGGCACGACTCTCACTCTGCCGCGCCCGACATGCGCTTGGTGATTGATCAAGTCTTGTAGGACTTGCGGCGGCACTTTGACATCGTATCCGATCGGCTGGCCGATGACGAGATCGCCAGATGCGTGCGGATTCGGAATGAAATACTGAACGCGATCATGTATCTGAGAGCCGCTGATATACACAAGCGGCTGTTCTTCTGTGATCGGCTGCATGCTCTGCTTGATCAGGCACTTCGTCGCAGTCGAGAAGTTCGAGCCGTTCAGTTGAATCCATGACGCGAGCGGCGTCGAACTCGCATAAACCGGGTCGCCTTCATCAATCGGAGTCGCAGGCCACGCCATAATCAGTGATGCCTTTCATCAGTATGTGTTGTTCGGTCGGTACACTGTGCCGCCGTCATTCTTGAGCATGCGTCTTCTAAGTTGATAGTCTTGTTCGAAGACAGTGACAAGCTCGGCGACTGCCATTGATTCATCGAGGCGCACAACAGAGTCATCGATTCTGCCGCGATACTCAAGCACGAGTTCTCGCGTCTTCGGCGCGCCGATCAGAACATACAACTGAACGAGAAGCGCGCACTCCTTGTGGTGCGCTGTCGGCGCTGTTTCCCATATGCTCGCCGCCGAGTTCTTCGTGAAGAAGTTGTCATCATTCTGAACGATCATCGTCAAGTTCGGCTTCTCCCAATCAGGGCGAAAGAGTGTCGCCGAGAGAACGAGTCTTCCCCACGACATAACGCGATCAGAGATGTCAGTCGAGTCGCGAGTGTCGGCATCATATTGATTTTTGATGATCGTCGCGACGCGCAGATAATTCGGCGAGTGCTTCGCGAGTTCAGTCTTCGCATCTGCAGAGAGTGTGATGCTCATCGTTCTTCATGCGTCGAACACTCGTGCGAGTGAACTTCGACGAGAGTGACTGTGCCCTTGTGCTGGTCGGGATTGCCTTCAACTGTTCGAAGATCAAGCTCTTTGATCTCGAAGTCTCTGCCCTGGCATGCGAGCGTGAAGACGCGCTGTTCTTCGTCTGTGTAAAGCTGACTGTTCTGCGCGACGAGCGTGTCATCGTGCATCTCTTTGTCAATTCGAATGAATGATATCGGCGTGTTGCATGCCTGATTGTTGATCTCGCTGTCGCCGAGAAAGAGTCCGTCGAGCGTGATGTCAACAGGGAAGCCGAGAGCTTGCGTCGCCTTGTGAGCGCCGTTCTCATATATCTTCAAGTTCGTCAGATCATAAGAGACAGCGATGAGCGTCGCCGCATGCGTGCCGACTGTTCTCGCAAAGTCAACATCTGTGTCAGGCGAAGTCGTGCGCTTCACAAAATACACGCTTTCAGTGCCGCCTGGCGAACTGAAGCGCAGACCCCATCGATCAGGCGAGACACTGTTCTTTTTGTGGCATATCCAATTGCTCGCGTTCGGCAAAGGAGACGAGCCGCGAGGCGTCAGCGTGAGAACGTAAAGCGTGCAAGCGAACTCAGGAATGCGAAAGCCAGGCCACGATACGGCTGTTGTCTCTTTCTGTTGAATGCTGCCTGTCGTGTTGTGAATGTATTGTTGCACGACAAGCTGATCGCCTGCGAACATGATCGGGCCGACATAGAAAACAGAATCAACGCCGACCACGATCACGATCTCGAACTCGTCGCCGCTGCCTTTCGTCAAGCCGTCGATATCGTATCGCGTCCAATCAGGAGCGAGAAAGAAGTTCCCTGTGTCATCAAGCAGTGTCGCCGTTGTCTTGTTGTAAACTTCGACTTTGACAACGCCGTATCCTGCAAGCCAGATCGAGAGCGCCGCGCTTGTTGCGTTGCCTGTCACTGTCGCCGACACTTCATCGCCTGACTGGCCTGAGACTTTCAGCATGTCGGCGAATCCTGAGACTTTGCGCGGGATATCAGACGAAGCTGCGAGTGTCGGCGCGCCGACTTTAATCGCGAAGACAAGCGTGCCGCTCGTCGGATGACTTTGCGTCATCAGCTGACGCGCACGAGACTCGACGAGAATCCCTTTCATGCCGTATGCGCCCACCTCATATCGCGGCATGTCTGTCGGCACAGTATAAAGCAAGCCGTCATCTGCCTCATATGTTGCAAGCGCCGTGCTGCCGACGCTCTCAGTGAATGTCGGCTCGTCGCCGATCTCTGGCACAATCGCATCGTCGATCGTGCGCTTGCGCTCGAAGTGCGACAAGAGAACTGTCTTCTCGCCGTAGTTCGCGAATGGTCGCACTCGCGTTCGATTATTGCGCCAGCGCTCAAGCTGCGTCGCGTCATCTGTTGTCAAGCCGAGACAGTCGAACGTCAGCACTCTCTGAATCGATCGCTTGACGCGAGTGAGAGAGCCGACGAAGTTCGTCAGTCTGATGTCATTGTCGATCGGCGTTCGCAGCCGCACTGTCGCCTTGTCGAGAAGACTGACTTCTGCGAACGGCGTCTCGCCTGGCGCTGTCTTAATCGTCGGCACTATCATCGCACGCTCACTCCTTTCGCAACATACCGTCTCGTGAAGTTCGAGACTTCTTTCTCTGAGAGCCGTGCGAAGCGAACTGCTTCTTGATCTGATGTTGTCACGACTCCTGCATTGATCGTGATGCCGATGCGTTCTCCTTGTTCGCCGACTGCGCCGCCGCCGAGAAGCTGTTCGCGCATCGCGTCAGTCAGTTCGTGAGAGAGAACAGTCTCATCTCTGCCGAGCGCGAAGACTTGATTATCAACGCCGCGAGTCCCGCGAGAGATCGTGCCGCCGTGCTGCGCTTTTGTCACTGTGCCGCCTTCTTGCAGCGGGATGAATGACATGAAGGTCTTGATCGCTTGCAAGACTAGCCACTTCGCGATCATTCTCGAAATCTCATTGATGACAATCTGCGCCAGCGATTGCCAGATCACAGTCAGCGCGTTCTTGAACACTTTGCCGCCTTGCGTCATTCGCATGAACGCAGAACTGACGATCTGCTCGACTTTCGCGGTTGCTTTCCTGATTTCCTCAACATCGAACACAGTGACGTTCTTGATGCCAGGGTCGAACACTGCGTCGCCTGAGAGATCAGCACGCTCCTTCTCTGTGAGAAAGATTTCGCGCAAAGTCTGTGACGCGAGCGCGAGATTCGTCAGCTGATCGATGTCAGGAAAGATCGCGTTGAAGCGTGCGCCTTTCGCATCGATGTCTGAGAGAGCATCAACAAGATCGACAGTCTTATTCGTCGCGTCGCCTGCTTTGTTCGTGAATCTCGTCAAGAACTGATCTGACGCTTCGCCTGTTCCTTCGACGCCGAACATGATCTTGTTGATCTCGATCTGCAGGAGTCGCGCCTTGTTCGCGGCTGTCGTGAAGCCGCCGCCGAGAATCTCTGCGCCGACTTCAGTCTCGCCGCCGAAGCGATTGATGATTCGCTGCGTGTTCGCGAGCGTTTCTTGATAGTCTCGCAGCTTCTTCGCCTGCTCGTCATCGATCTCGATGCCTAAGCTCGTCTCATTCAGTTCGTCGAACGATCGCCCTGTTCGCTTCGCCCACTTATCAACTTCAATGAGTCCACCTGTTATCGCCGTGAGTCCAAGCACGACAGGCCCGAACGTGCCTGCCATCACGACTTTCATTATCCGCATCGCCTTCGTGACTTGCCTGATCGCGATGAGCAAGCCGCCTGTTCCGATCAACGCGAACGAGATCGCCGCGATCGTCGGCACGATGTCTTCATTCGCCTGAATCCAAGTTCCAATAGTGCGCACGTTCTCTGCCGTGTCTGTGATCAAAGTCTCGACGAGCGGCAACAGCGTTTGCCCCATCTCGACGGCGACGGCTTTCAGTTCGACTTTCAGCGCCGCAAGGCGTTTGTCGAACGCCTGCAATCGCGTGTTATATGTCGCTTGAAGATCGCCGCCTTCTCTGATCTGCTCGCGCCAGGAGTCGAGCAGATCGAGATCGCCTTCGAGAATGCCTGCGAGCTTCGAGAACGCTTCTTCGCCTGCGATGACTTTGAGCGTGTTCGCCTTCTGCTCATCGCTCAACTTCAGATAGCCTTCTTGCATCTCGCGCAGCACGACAATCAGATCGCGTGCGTTCTCGTCTTCATCGAACATCGATGCGCCGAGCTTCTTCATCGCATCGTTCACTTCTTCGCTGCCTGCAGAGAGGCGAGTGAAGATGATGCGAAGCGCCGTGCCTGCCTTGACTCCTTTCACGCCTTTCGCTGCGAACGCATCGAGCAGAGTCGCGACTGTTGCAAGGTCTTGAGAGAGAACGGCGGCGGCAGGCCCGGCTTCGCGCATCGCGCCTGCAAGCTGTGGCACTGTTGTCGCCGTGAGCTTCGATGCAGTGAAGAAAGTGTCGGCGACTTTCGCGGCTTCGCTCATCTCTAAGCCGAAGGCGTTGATCGTGTCACTCAGAATCTCGACGCCTGCAGCCGTCTCAAGTCCAGTCAGTTCTGCCATAATCAGCGCAGTGCGCGTCAGCTTGTCGAATGAATCAGACGTGACATCTGCGCCAGCGCTCAAGACTTGATAATATGAGCGTCCGATGTCATCTGCAGAGATCGCAAGCTCGCGACTCATCTCGACGGCTTTCGATGTCATCGTGTTCTTCAGTTGAGTGTATTCGTCGCCTTGTGCATCGACGAGCGTGAGCGCATCGGCGACAACAGATTCGAGATTGCCTGCTTGCGCCGTCACTGCGAGCAGTCCCGTTGCCGTCGCTGCGCCGACGCCGATCGCGACTTTCGAGATCGACATCATGCGCTTCTCAAGATCGCCCGCTTTCTTGTCGGCACTCGCGAACGCAGGCCCGCTCAAGTCCTTTCCGCTGAGAACGATCTCGATCATCTGCTTCAGATTGCGTGCCACGATCTAAACCTTCCTGATCAACAGCTTGATGATGACAGTCAGAGCATCTGCGAGTGTCAAAATCGTTCTTCGTGCGCCGACATCATCGAGCATGATCTTGTCAGCGCGTTCACTCACGTCGAGCGTCAGAATCAGATCATAATAGTCGATGTTCAACATCTCGCTCGGCGTCTTGCCATATTTAACGCAGGCGCGATCAAGCGCCGTCAGCTGATCGCGTCCGAAAGTTGTCAAGCTGCGTGTCCAGCGCAGCGGTCTTCGTCAGCTTCGAGAACGCCTTGATCTCTTGCGACAAGATCACAAGAGAATCATCATCGAGATCGAATGCACTGATGACGAGTTCTTCATCATCAGGCAGTTCTTCGCTCATGAGAACGCGAGAAGTCGTGAACATCTCGCCGCCTTTCGGCTTGTCAAGATACCATGAATATTTCGCTGGCGAGACTTGACTGTGATCAGCGGCGTTCACGATCGCGTCGGACTCTTTCAAGCGATACACTTCATCGCTCACGGTTCCGCGCTCGATCACGATGCGCGCCAGGCGTTCAGCATCTGTCTCAGCGGCGAGCGCTTCGAGCGCTTGCTCTTTGCCCTTTGATTCGACTGCCGCCGCCGCGTCTCTGAGTGTGATCAAAGGCGACTTTGAGAGAACGAAGTCAAGACCTGTGAGACGCCTGATGACGAACACGCCGTCAGGCGTCATCACGATCTTTCGAGAAGCCGCTCGCGTCCGATGACGGCTTGCGACTTCGTGAACTTCCGAAGCGTGCGATGTTTTATTTGCTTGTTTCATTCGCACTTCTCCTTCTGTTGAATGTTATGCCACGACTGCCTGATCGCACGTTACAACACAAACAAATTCAGTGTTGCCGCCGATCGCCTGAAAATTGACTGGCATCTCGACAGTGCCTTCGCCGCTGATCACTGGCTCTGCATCGCTCAAGAACGAAGCTGCCATCGTGAAGGCGATCTGATTCGCCGACGCATCTGTGAATGAAAGCGACATCGTGCCTTGCGTGCCGAGCGCGAACTTATCAACAAGCGTCAAGTCTTCGAACTCGACGAGCGCCGTGCCTGTCACGTCGCGATATCCTTTCCGCTTTGGTCGCGAGAGAAGCTGCGACATGAAGAAGCGATCGGCGTCGAGATTGTTCGCGATCGTCAGCGAGCCGCTCTTGATCGAGACGGCGCTGCCGACAACAGTCAGTTGACCGGAGTGATGAAAGAGCATCGGCTCGTCGGCAGGGAATGACGGACTGCCTGAAGCTGCAACGTCTGTTGTGCGATCTTTCGCGATGACAGATGCGCCGAACGTCAGCATCTCCTCTGCCGCGAAGTCGATCGTCAGCGAGTCAATCATCGCGCCATCGTATCTGAAGAACTTGACTGAAGGAGTGTCTGCCTTCGAGAGTTCGATGTTCAAGCCGACAGGCAGCGCATTCGTCATCGCATAAGTGTGCGTGTACGGGCCGGTGCCTGCAGTGCCGACACTGCCGAACGCATGCAGGAGCATGACGAGCGTGCCGCCTTGAAACATCGGCTCGATCTTGATCTCGCCTGCGACGCGACGATGCCCCATAAATTTTGCACGCCGGCCAGGCCCGGACAAGCCAGGATAAAACTTCGGCGAAGGATTCAGCTTGACTGTCTCGTCGATCAGTCGAGCATACACTTCGCCGCTGCCAGGAGCAGTGCCCCACACTGACTCTGTTACGAGTGAGGCCCAAGAATCGAATCCCTGTCCCATTTAAGTCACCTTCTTCGCGGTTGATGTTTTTGCCTTGCCTGCGACTTCGAACTCTTTCGCACGTCTCTTGAGCAGTTCGTCGGCGAGAGACTTCGGCACGTCGCACGGCTCGTTCTTGATCATCGTGATCGGCAGCGGCTTATCAAACTGAACGCCGCTCATCACGCCGATATATACGAGCTTCACTTTTTCCACTGTTCAAGCTCCTTTCATTAGGGAACTGTCCAAACATAACGATAAGTCACTTCGAGCGTGATTCTGAACGGCATGAAATCATCATATCCGATCGCACTTCCGAAGCGCTCAACTGACACGACTTTAGTCCAGAGCGCGAGCGCGTTGCGTGTCGTGTCTGTCTGAATCTTTTTCAGCACGTCTCTGATCAAGCGCTCTTGCGCGAGTCTCTGCTTTGATCTGTCAGTCTCCTTGATGATGCCGTCGATCATGACTTCGAGATCGTCTGTCACTTTCTTCGGCATGATCTCAGTCTCAAGCGACGAGTCGCCGAGCATGATCATCAAGTGCGGCATCTCTGCATCGATCAACTGCTCGATCGTCAGTTCTTCGCTCGACACTTGATGCTCGTCGATGTCGTGCCAGTACCCATCGACGCGCCTGATCTGGCGAAGTGTTGTCTCGACATCTTGCGCGATCTGCTCTGCGATTGATTCATTCGGCTCTGGCATCTTTCCTCACTTCTGCGCGCTCTCAAGCGCTTTCTGAAAGCCGCGTGCGATTCGCCGCGTGCCGCTCGACGTGATCTTGTCGGCGCTCTTGTCGAACGCCGTCGAGAAGATCAGCCCTGGCTCTTGCTTCACTTGCTTCTTGAACACGAACAGCGGCACGATCTTCTTCGCTTTCGGCGTGCGCTTTCCGAACAAGAATATCGTGCCGTCACTCTTGCGCCGCACGAAGAAGGTATTCGTGTAATCTCTCGGCGACTTCGATGCTCCTGCCTTTGTCTTCGCGCCTTTCAATGGTATCGCCAGACCGATCTTGCTTCGCTTCGCTCGAAGCCGCTTGTGTCCGAACTCTCTCATCGCCGCATATTTGAGCTTCGTGCCGACTCGCGCTGTCAGCTTCGCGTCATCGACGAGATGACGAATGCTTCTGATATATCTGCCAGTGCGACGCTTGATGATCTTGCCGCTCGCGAGCTTCACGACTTCGCGATGCAAGAACGGCGCAGCCCAGTGATGATGCGCGATGATCGCCTTGCGCACTTCTTCAGGCACGGCGTCGAGATTCGCAAGCACTTTGTCGAGATTGCGAATCTTGACATCGAATCCGACGATCGGCTTCTTCTCAGACATAGCCATAACCTGCGAGCTTGCGCTTGTGCTTCTTCCAGATGTCAAGAACGTGCTTCGGATATTCTGTCGAGATATAATCGACAGAGCCGCCGACATCGCCGCCGATGTCTTGCCGCTCGACGTGATAAGACTTCTTCAGTGTCTCCTGATATTTGTGCGCGACGCCTTGATCGATCGAGAAGCGCAGTTCGTCAGGCACGTTCGACACGCCGTCGAATCCCGCATCATAAGTGATCTTCACTTCGCGATAAGACTTCGTGAAAGTGTGCCCTGAGAGAAGCACGATCTCGCCTGCGTCGGCATCGAAGTCGAAGTCAGTTCCGAGAACAGTCAGAGCCGTCGCGTTCTTGTATTTCGTGATCGACGCGACGCTCACGATCGGATAATGCTTCATGAACATCGTGTCGCTGTCATTCCCATCATGAACTTCATCAGTGTGCGTCTGCTTCAAGAACAGCCGCTGACAGTGCCTGTTCTGACAGTCGGCGCTGACGATGTTGATCAGCCGCTTCAGAAGCTCGTCATCTGCCGCTTTCGTCATGCGCAAATAGGTCTTCACGTCAGCGAGTGTCGTGATCGCAGATGCGGCGAGTTCAGTCACTTCTTCTCTCTCTTTCTGCCGCGCATCGACTTGTTCTCTGCCGATGCTGTCTTCTTCTTCGCCGCCTCAGTGAAGGCGACAGGCGCGACCAGATCGTGAGACTTGACGAGATGCGGCTTCGTCTCGACGAGCTTCTTCACGAGTTCAGTCGGCAGAGAATACTCGACGCCTGGCTTGAAGTCGCCGACGCCGAAGCGTGAATACGGCTTCACGAAGACGATCTTCGTCTCTCCTTGCTTCTTCATGTTAGTTCCTTCCGTGTTCGATCAGATAATATCTGATCTTGATGTTGCCTGCCGTATAAGACGCGGGGTCGATCACGAGCAGAACTTTCGGCGGCAGATAATTCTGCGTGATAAACGTCGAACCCGCCGATATCCAAAGCACGTCGATGCCTGCGATGCTGTCTGCCGATATTATCTCCGACGTGCTCGGCGCGCCCGACATAGTTGCGATTGAGAGCGCCACAACTTTCACTGTGTCAGTGTCGAATCTCGCATATCCCGCAACTGTCAGATTGCCGCTGCCGTCGAGCGTGTCCCAATCGACTTCGACGAGAAGCGCGCTGCCGAGATGCTTGCCGTGCTGCGCACTAATCCAAAAAACACCAGTCATCGTGCTGATGTCGCCGTCATGCAGTGTGACCGGGCCGTTCAGTATCTTCGCGGCTTCGCTCTCTCTCTCTGGCAACATCGACGCGCCGATCACGAGAGCCGCGATCACGAGTGCTGCGATCAGTCTGTTCTTCATCATCGCCTGTTCTCCTTTGTCGATGAGTGCGCCGCACGCCGTCGCACGGCGCACTCTCCTGTTGAAGTTCACTCTCGCAGCGCGAGAGCAGTCATCACGTCAGCTTGACTTCGAACGTCTGCCAGAACACTTTTGCAACAGCCGTTGCGTAAACATTCTGAAAGTCGAGTCTCTGGAAACTCACGAGATTCGTCTGATCAGTGTTGATCAGCCGCTCACTCTCGATCGTGATCGCACGCCGATCGCCGATCATCCAGCCGGGCCTGAAGACCAGTCCGAACGAAGTGAACGTGTTACCGGTCGCGCCGTTCACGCCTGTCGCATCGAGATCGTCGCGCCAGTAACGCGACACGATGACCGGAATGCCGTAAATCTGCGCAAGCTGCCCGCTCAAGATCGTCGCGTTCGGGCCGAGCTTGTCAACTGTCTGAACCTGCGTCTCGTCGAGCAGATTCACATATGTCGTGATCGACATCAACGCAGCGAGCTTTGCGGGGTCTGCCCCATATTCCCCCATCGAACGCCGCATCGCATTTACCATTGCGACGCTCGGCGAAGTGTCGCCGCCGTCAGTCTCGAATGACTGTGCGGCAGCATACGCTCGAAGACCATTCCACGCCTTGCGAACATCTTCGTCGCCGAGCGCTTCTGTGTCTGTGTCGATGTGAGTCGTGCCGAGCTTCGTGCCGTTGATGATGCCAGTCTCAAGCGAGTTCGCAAGAGTCATGACGAGCTTGCGTCTCAAGAGCGGCAAGATCGGCACGATCGAATCTTCTTCGAGTTCTTGCGATGTCACGAACCGCGCACGCAGCTTCGTCGCCGTGAACGTCACGTTATGCGCGACAACGCTCTGCAGCTTCGTGTCATCCCAGGGATTATCTCCCGCTTGTCCGGCGCTCGTGAGTTCGACGATGATGTCGCCGAGATCGTCTGTCATGTCAACAGGCAGAATATAGGGATTCTGCGGCATCGTGATTCGCTCGAACAATCCTGCGACGCGAAGTTCAAGCGATACGAGTTCACGAATCTCAGATGACCATCCGGTCGGAACCCATTCCGATTCGCTCGTTCTGTCGAGCGCTTCGTCGCCTGCCGCCTTCACGCCGAGTTCGACGCCGTATGATCTCGCATACTCGCCGATCATCTTGCCCCAAAAGCGCGACAGCTTCGGAAAGGATTCAGTGAATTTATAGGCGGCGCCGTCTCTCTTTGTCAGTCTTGCGAGAGAGTCGGCGATCTTCACTTCAGTCGCGAGGCGAAGCATGTTCTTGTGATGCTCGTCAAGCGGCGGCATCGACATCAGCTTGTCGAATCCCTTTCTGCCGCCTTCGAGCAGTGACTTCACTGAGACTTCATCTTGCTCGATGTAATCACTGATCGAGATGCCTGACTTCCAGACATCAGGCACGGCGATCTTGTTCGTCTTGAACGAGTCGAGCGCCGTTCGCGTCTTGACATGCTCTGCTTGTTGCTTGTCCTGCATCTCGTTGAACGCTTCGTGAACTGTCTCCTTGTTGACTGGCACGCCTGTCTCTTTCCAAGACCTGATCTGCTCGTTCAGATTCGAAAGATCGTTGCGATAATCAGTCTGTGCCTTCTCGACAGTCACGACTCGTTCTTCGACACTCGCCGAGAGCTTCTTCACTTCATCGACGAGTTCTTCAACAGGATTCGCTGAGTGTTCTTTCATTCGGCTTTCTCCTTTGTCGTGTTAAGTTCTCGCACTCTTTGCAGTGCGATCTCTGCATCTGCCTCAAGCTGCCTCTTGTCGATGTTCTCGTTCACTCCTTTTAAGTATTCAAGCGTCCGAGTGTATCTGACTCTCTCGTTCTCTTTGCCTGTCTTCTTTGTGTCTGCGATCAGCGGCGCGCCGTGCGCTTCTCTGATCTCTCTCGCCGTGATCAAGCCGCCGCGCTGCGGCGAGACAACAGGAGTCCAGACGCCGCGTCGCTTCTCGAATGTGTCGCTGCCGAACGTCACGCCTTTAACAACGCTGAACGCGCTCTGCGCGTTCGCCGGGATTGTCACGAGACTGACTTCGAACAGATCGAGATCAGTCACGACTCGAATCGACTTGCCGAGATGCTGCTTATATTCGTCGGCGAGCGTCCTGAAGCCGACACTGAAGCGCTTCAAAAGTCCGCGCTCGACTCGCTGCCAGGCGTCTTCGACATCAGGCAAGCCGCTCTCGATCTTTGCGCGAATCCAGAAGCCAGTGCGCTTGATCTTGCCTGCGATCGCAGTGCCGACAGCGAACGGATGCGTCGGGACTCTGGCATGCTCAACAAGAATCGGCACGTCTCCTTCTTTGATGCGCTCGACAGAGTTCTCGAACGCGCCTGGCAAGATGATGTCATTCACGCGATCGATGTTCTTCGTGTTCGCATATCCTTCGATGATGCGACTCTCTCTGTCGATTGCTTTGATCTCGGCGTGAAACTCGAAGCCGCCGCGCTCGTGAAGCCGCTCGGCTGTCTCGAAGATGTCGATGTCGATCTCGTCAGGAAAGTCGAGCCGCTTGCACTTCTGCTCGATGCGCTCGATGCACTCTCTGATCTGCGAGTCTCGCTTGAGATCGTCGATGTTTGGAACTGTCACCTTGAGCTTGCCTTCTTCGAGTTCTTCTGTCGCGAAGAAGTGATCTTTCATCTCTGCCTGCCTTTCTGGTATCTGAGCGCCGATCGGCTCGCTGATTACATATCCGATTCTGCCTGTCGCGTCACGAATCGCGTGCGCGATCTCCTTCTCAGTGAAGTGACGCCGAAGCTCCTTGTGAAGCTCGCGTGTCATCAGAAGCGGCTCGCTTGCCGCTCGACAGACAGCGCCGTCAGATTCTCTCAGTGACTTCTTCAGTTCATCAAAGTCGAACGTCATCTCTCTCGCCTCACTTCTGGAAAGGAAAGAGCGTGCAGAGACAATTGATGATCGCCCACGCAGCGCCGCTCGAATCGCCAGGATACTTGACTTGCGAAGTCTCGCCTGTTCTTGAGTTCACGATCGTGAACGTCTCGCGCAAGAGCTTCTTCGTGCCGTCGAGATTCATGTGTCCGTCACGAGACGAAGCTGCGAATGCAGAAGTCCACGCCTTGCGCTTCACGATGCCTGACTGCTCGAAGCCGTCATGCAAGCCGCCGTTCTGTGCGCCGAGAACTTCTGTTCGTGCGATCGTATGCTTCGATGACATGATGCGATCGTGCATCGTATCGTCTACCATATCGGCAAGCTCTTGCGGCGTCGCGCCTGTCTCGATGCCTTCACTCAGCTTCGCCTTGAGATCATTCCATGTCGTGCCGTTGATCTTCGTCGCGAAAGTCTGCTTCTTCGCGAGCATGTTCTTTGCAGCGATCGGATCATCAAGATCGAAGACGCCGCCGCCTGCCTGCGCGAGAGAGAAGCCGCGCTGGCCTGCGTCCTTCGTCATGCGCCGATATATCTCATCGGCAGATTCATCATTGAACTTCACGGCTTCATC